CAACAATGGAAAAGCGTATGGGTCTTTCAATCTTAATGATCGTCAGACTTATACATTTACCTCCGATACTTGATCTTCAGGCAATAACAACGCCTGGACCTGATATCGGTACTTTTCAATCACAATTTATCGATTTTGTCAAAAACGATAAGTTGTTTTCTCATGGCCTGTATAAACCCGTTCGAAGTAAATACGATATGACAGGAGGTCACTTAAGTTCCAAGAATGGCCCTAATGGCCCCGCTGTGAAGAATTCACACTGGGACGTTCTGGCATTATTCAATGGACCTAAGCATCTTAAAGACTCTGTACTAGCGCTTTTAGAGTACTCAAACAAAATCATGTACCTTTCGGTAGTAGATATGTTTGAAACTCTGAAAACAGAACCATTGGTTACAAAGAAGACCCCAATCCTATCTAAAATCTCAATGATTTCAGAAGGAGGAGGGAAGACTCGTAACATAGCAATTCTCGACATTTGGTCGCAGAATGGCTTACAATGGGTCCATGACACTGTCATGGACATCTTGAGAAAGAAAAGAACGGATGCAACATATAATCAGGAGGACGGTTTCAAGAAAGTAATTTCAAGAGCCAACCAAACTAATTATTGTGCTTCCTTCGATCTTTCATCAGCAACCGATCGTTTCCCACTTTCCCTTCAATACGAAGTTGTAAAACTTCTTATTGGAGAAGAAATGGCAAACCATTGGCGTACGGTGATATCCGATAGGGATTTCCTTACTCCAGATGGACAATTAGTCCGATGGAAGACAGGTCAACCTATGGGAGCTTTAAGTTCATGGGGTGTTTTCACCCTGACCCATCACTTTATTATCAAATATGCCGCAAAGGATTTATTCTTTACGGACTATATGATACTTGGTGATGATCTCGTTATATTAAATCGACAAGTCGCTGATGCCTACAAAGAAATAATGGATCACATTGGTGTAAACATCAATGCTTCCAAATCCTTTGTTAGTCAAGATTCCGTTATGGTTTACGGAGAATTCGCAAAGCGAATTTTCTTAGGCCCTAACGAAATCACAGGTCTTCCTCCGGATCTTCTATGGAGGGCGTATCAAACATTATATATGATACCTCCTCTCCTAGATTTTCTCAGAAGAAGATGGAATATTCAAATTCCCGGAATCGAGATTTACGCACCGGGATTGTTCACCTTTCTGACAAGAAAGGGACAATCCCACCTTTCTATCATACTTGGATTCGAAGCCATCAAGGGAGCCCTTACGGGGTACCCTTGGTGTTACTTAGGATACGCTGCTGAGGCCTTTTTAAAGACCTACAACAGTGAATCAATCCAACATATGCTAGAAAAGATTGAATGGGCAGGCTTTAACTCTTCCAAAAAGAGGGGAGAAAGAATAAGTAAAATGTTGGTTGAGCTAGCCATTCAAGAAGGGGACACGGTCTCGAATCGTGTCCGTAATTGGATCAACCGCTCATATCACCCCATTTCAGTCTCTGGAATAGTCTCTCTTGGACGATTATCAATCGCACAAGATGAACTATTCAATGTAACTGACTCCTATGTATTAAAGACACCCATCGATCATGTTCCTGATTGCACCCTTGGTTCTATGTTTGTCGATCGTAAGACCGACAGGCACCGAAACCACGGAGCAATCGTATTGAACATGTACTATAAGTATGTTAAGTACAAGAAGCAAGAAGAATCGAAATCGTAATTTCGACGCTCCCGGGGGGAATACCGGGCTAGTGATCTAATTATTAAC